AACAGATCCAGTTACAATCTCACCATATACAATTTGATGGCTAGTTCCGGCTCGGCTAGTGTTTGTCAGCCCATTAAAAGCAAAAGATATCCTTGGATCATCTTCTTGTTCTTCTGGTGTTGGAAGTGGAAATAATAATTCTGAAACACCGCTAAGAACCATACTTGCACCGATAGCACTAACAGCAGTTCCTATTTTTGTACCAATTCCTCCAACTACAGCAGCAGTTTTTCCAAGACCATAATGACCAAACAAGCCAGCACCCGGAAACAAGAAACTAGCTCCTATGAGGACAGCACCAAAAAAAATTCTATTACCAGCACCTCCACCAGCACCAGTAATTACAGGGACAATATGTATATCTGATTTTCCTATAGGATTGTGCAAGTCTTCTTTATCTAAAGGTTCTTTGTTGATTAACACTTGATAATATTTATCTGACATATAACCTTCAATTTTAGGAAAGTTACAAGTTAAAAATTTTATTGCTTCTGCCGAAGTTCTTATGACAGCCTCAAACTCTTCTTGTCCTACAAACTCTGCAAGTTCTCCATATAATTTTAATTTACGCAGCATAGCGATACCTCTTGCCTGTGCTTTTTTGCAACCATGCAGAATATGGCTCTCTACAAGATAGTCTATCGGTTAAATGATGTAAAACCATATCTCCTAAAAAAATAGCTACATGATTTAAAGTTGGATGTAATATTGACATCAATAAAACATCTCCTGTTTGCAGAGATTCATCTTTGTCAAGTTCTCTAAATCCAGTATTTTTTGCATATTTTTCAAATAAAGGTTTTTCTAAAAATTCTTCTGGAGTAATAGATCTTTCGTAATCAACAAGCTCTATACCTTTTTCTTGCTTATACCAATCACGAACTAAAGACCAACAATCTGTTACACCCCAAACCCATTGCCTACCAAGTAAAGGTGGTTTATATCCTGTAGGCTCACAATATCCCCAAGTCTCAGTATTTGGATTAACTATATACCAAGGTAATCCACTATCTTCACAACTAACTAAATCAGCTTGACTTGGAAGTGGAGATGTTATTGGATGACTATGAATTATTGCAGTTATCTCACCAAGATTACTACCTTTTACATAATCCTCTGGATCTAAAATAAAACATTGATGCGCTGTCATAGACAGATTATTACATGGAAAATATTTTTCCTTACCTTTTATGTTTAACAACAATCCTACAGATTCTTTTGGGTCTTGTTCTTTTGCATGAACCAATGCAGATGCCTTCCAATTCATCCTAAAAAAGTACCAATAGAAGGAAATATATCTCTAGTGCATTGACGCTTTGGCGCACGAACTCCAGCTAAATCAAAGACAGCAGCTAATTCAAATGAAACTAACATTCGATTTTCTGCTGATTTGCGATCTATATAATAAATTTCTCTTGGAAACTCTGCATCAGGATCAGGAGTACCAAACGGATTTGTAGAACCAGAAAAATTAGCTGCATCTAAAAACCTTGCCATTGTTCTTAATCTTGTTACTTTTGCTCCTGTTAAATCATTACCGGGTGTAAAGCTATTGGCTACATTTAAAATATTAGATATAGAAGGCGCACCTATATTACTGATACTAATTGTTGGTCTTGGAAGCTGCCCTTTTTTAAAACCAAAACCTTTAGCTTCTACTGGAAATGCTGTATATATTTCACTATTCCAAACAATATTTGCAAAGCTATTTTGATTTGCACCACTACCAGCATGAAATCTATAAGAAGTAAAAATATTATTAGGATTCCCAGTTGCATAATTTAAACCTTCTTTTAATTCAAGTTTAAATAACTCAATAATTGCAGAAGGGTTAACCTTTTGTATATCACTAAATATTGGTGCTGTATCAATACTCATGGAACAAATTTCTCAACAAAAACAGCATCTATATCTGCTAAATTAGCCACGTTAATAGTTTTAGTCCAAGAATCACAAATAAACTTACTTGAACCTGTTTTGGTAATACTTACATTTCCACTAGCTGACCCACTAGCTGCTGTAATTATAAAAGCATTTGCACTAACTAAAGAAGAAACTATATAAGTTCCATCTGACGCAGAACCAGATGTAAAGTCAACAACTATTGAGTCTCCAGCAAATAACCTATGATCTGTAATTGTTATAGTTATATCTGTACTACTTTGTAAATATGTCCCTGTTTTTGTAAAAGCTTCTCTTGGTGGTACATAGTCAAAAGTTGCCTTATCAAAAGCACGTTCCTGTAAAAAATAATCAATAGTGTCTGCTTCTTCTTCTGTTATATTTTCCCACCTTAAATTATACTTTCTTGGATTTTGTAAATTTGGCAAACCAAACATCAACCTTTGCTCAAAACCATCAACAAAACTTACAGTTGTTGTGATTGGCTTTTGTTCTTTCTTAACCGAATAACTAGGTTCTATAGCTGGAAAAGTTGCCATTTAATTTAACAATCCTCCGGGTCGTTTTTGTTGTATCAGTTCTGATTGTATAGCAGCAGCTAAAGCCCTACCAAACTGTTCTCCTTGAGCAGAATCACCCTCAATAGAACTACCAGAAGCGTCTACATTTACCACAATATTACCAACTCCTCCAGAACTTTGCACTCCAAGTTTTCCACCTCTTCCACGCTTCAACGGCATGATAGCTTCTGGGCCTGCTTCCCCCATAAGCCCTGCTCCGTTTGCCATTGGGAATAATGTTGGTTTGTTCACAATGCTATTAACTATGCCTCCTCTTGCATACGGAACAATTTTGTTTTCGGCAAATACATTACCTTTTGCACTATTAGTAATAGGTATGCCCGGAAATATTGATTTAAATAATGGTTGTACAACAGCGTATCTTACAAGCATCCTTGTCAAATCAGTAATAATAGAATTTGCCAGATCTTTAAAATTTAATTTACCTGTCATAACAAACTTAACTAAAGCATCTTCCATTCCTTTGAAAGCATTTACAAATGCTTGCTCTGCTTGCTCTGCTACTTTAAATGCACTTTCAGCAAATGACTGAAGAGGTGATTTATCAGTATCTCCTAAACCAGCTAATTTAGTATCTTTTTTCTCACCATCCTCACCTTGCTCGCCTTTTAACTGTGCCAATAATGCACGAGCTTCTTCTAATTGTCTTTCTACATTTGGATTAGACCTTCTATCACTTGCTCTCCTGTTTTCCATCATTTTTTCTAATCTTGCAATTTCTCTTTCAGTTTTTTTAATAGCATTACCTAAACCAATACCCATAAATTCATTAAACTTTTCAATAGCTTTTGTAATAAATTCAACTATTTTCCCAAATACACGTTGAAACTCTGCTCCAATAGGTTGCAATATCTGACCAACAGCATTTTTAAGTCGATCCATTGTTGTCTGGAATCTTTGCCCTGCATCAGCAGATGAATTAGCTACTTTGTTTGCTGTTTCTTCAAAATCTTCATTTAGTTTTCCAGTAAACTTCATTATTTGATCTAACCCAACAGTTCCATCTCTCAAATCTTTCTGTAACTTCTGCAAACTACTACCATTAGCTTCTGCAAATTTCACAACAGCACCAGCTAATCTTTCACCTAACTGACCTTGTAGTTCTTCCGCAGACACCTTACCTTTACCAAAAATCTGCGACATGGCTCGAATCGCAGATTGTACATCTTCTGCATTACCACCAGTTGCCTTGATTGCGTTTGAAACTCCAGTAAATACTTGTTCTGCATCTTCTATAGTTCCACCAGAACCTAAAACAGAAGCAGCTAATGTTGTGAATTGTTTGGTGGATGCTTTTAGTGGCACATTTAATCTTTTAGACGTTGTTGAAATAACATCTAAACCTTTTACAAAATCAGCATTATTCTTAGTTACACCTTTTAATGCAATTTCTAACTTTTGTATTTCTGCTGCGTAAGTAGCTGACTCTGATCCAAAAGCTGCTGCCCCAGCAACAGCATCAACAGTTCCACCAATAGCAGCACCAGCAAGCGCACCAGCAGGCCCTCCAGCTATTGCACCAATACTTGCACCTGTAGCTGCTCCAGCAGGCAAAAATCTTGAAGCAGCAGCACCAATAGCAGCACCTCCAGCAGCTTGCGCCCCAACACTCATCTTGCCAAAAGTACCGCCAAAACGACCACCTCCACTAGCAGCAGTTAACCTCTTCATATCTTTTTCTGTTTCTTTTATAGCTGCACTTAATTTTTTATATTCACGAGAACCAATGGCTACATTATCTTTAGTTCTTTTTAAAGCATCAATTTGACCTTGAAAAGCGTTTTTACTTAGTTTAGTTTCTTTCCTTAATTGTCTTAAACTATTAACAAATTCGTCTACATCTTTATCAGCTATTTTTACTGTTGATTTTAATTTTTCAAAATCTTTACCAAGACCACTTATCTGTGAAAAACCTTTTAGATCTAAAACTAATTGTATTTTATCTATAGCTTTAGCCACTATTTCTTCTCCTTAGTAAATTCACGCATAGCCACAGATTCCATTAGTTGTAAACCTTCGAGCATTTCTTGTCGATTACTCACATGATAGAGGTCAAACAGTCCTCCATCAAGTAATAATACCTCATATTTTAATCCTACTACACCTCCAAAGGTTGTGTTCCATTGTGTCTGACAACGTAAAAACATCATTACAATATCCCAATTCTCGTCAAATACCTCAAAATCTTTTTCTTCCTTTGGTTGCTCCTCGATTTTTACACCAAACGCAGCAGCGTCTTTTAATGTTTCATCTATAACTTCTTTGCCACCCGAAGCCCAATATGAGGCAGCATCAGTTAGTTTCCCACTTGTGCATTTGAGTAGAATTTTTTAAACGCATCTAATACACCAGCTACAAAATCAATATCCTCTGCAAATTCTTTTAATGTTTTATCTGTAAATTCAATAGGAGTTCCATCTTCTTCATTAACATCTATCCAACCAACTAACACTTTTTTAAGTGCTTCATATTCTGACGCTGATTCAAAACCATCAAGTTCTGATCTTGATAAACGTATAAATTTACCTGTAAAACTTGTTGTATCAAATTCACCAATCTTAGTTTCACTAGGAGTTTTAATTTCTACAGGCCAAGGGTAAACCTTGGTCTTCTTTCTAACAAATGCCATAAATTAAGCTATATACTCTTCTACTCTACCTTAGTAGTCAATACTTACTAAGTAAAGACCAAGCTCATTTCATCATTTGCAGAACTTGGTACAAGTGTGTATGGAATCTCTAACATAGTTACTCCATCAGCTTCTCCGTAAGCCACATCTCCAATATCAACCTTTGTGCTACTAAATCTACAAATATTACCAGCAGCAGTACCATGAGTAACAGTTAAGTTACCTAATGTTGTGTCAACTAGAGCAGCAGCAAAATAATCTTTTTGTGATGTTGTCGGTGCTTCTATTGTTACAGATCCATTAGCTGCTCTATCTGTTAACAAGACTTCTTTTGTACCGCCAACAAGTTCTCTATACACAAGAGAGTTACCAACATCCATTGTTAGGTTCATCAACGCACCAGCGTAAGACAGTAATTGGAAACTGGTTGTATTTCCATTTTTAAAGATTAATGGTGTTGCTTGGTTTCCATAGGTAACAGAAGGCAAAGCAGAATCAGTTGGAGGATTATAGATCCCTGTAAAAGTAAAATCAATCGAAGGAATTTCCCCAACGGCAGCGTTAAGAGCAAATGTTCCTCTACAACCAGTAACAATATGCCTTACACCATCTACGTTGTAGTGGATAGTAACAGATGAAAAACTAGCTGAGATAGGTTCGTAAGTTACAGATGTACTAGAAGCAACAGTCTCCGAAAACCCACACGCTTTTAAGGCACTTCCGTATCTTGGAGCCACTCCAGCACTCCCAGATCCAGCAAGTTCCACCGAGAATGTACATTCAACTCTGGTGTTCGCTAGTAGCTGCTGTGATGCACCTAAATAAGGTCTTACAACATCTCTATTAACCACATCACTTGATTGTGGTGTAATACTTAAATCTCTTACGAGAACAACGTCTGTTGCTGAGGGAGTAGGATCTGTTCCATAACTGCTCTCGGCTTCAATCAGAATTACTCTCTTCCTTGTCAGTTGTGCCATCTGTAATTACCTCTGTT